TGCAATATTTTTAAGTGGGGTAGAAAACGATATTTCACCTAAAGTTATGCCAGGAATGTTTGCCTCAGTAGTAAAGTATTCTACTTTGGGTAATTGATTAATTAGAAAACGGAATTGAGTTGGACTTGAATAGTCTAACTTAGTTGGTTGTCTTCCTATTGGTGATGTTGTTGTCATACTACTATTTATAAGACTCCAGAAACAAAAAAGGACACCGAAGTGTCCTAATCTGTTTGTATCTAAGAAACAACTTACATTAAGTTTGTAACTTTAACACGTCTGTAGTACTTATTAGTATTAGCTGTAATACTAGTAGACTCAGCAGTTCCAGCAGCAAGAACACCTGTGTGGAATGGGTTAGCGGCAATACCGTAACGAGTCTTAAATCCAATTTTTGGTTGGAAACTATTTTCGCCTACTGCACGAACCATTTGTAGTGGTACGTATGGGCAGTAGAAGACACCAGCGTCATAAGGTGAAGTACCTTTATAACCTACAACGTAGTATTGAGCAGTAGATACGTTTGAAGAATATGGGTCAACATAAACTTTAAACCTACCGTTCATAACACCAGCGAATGTAGCAGATGTGTCGTCAACATTTAAGTTGTTGTTTAGAGCAGGTGTATAATCTAAAACTCCAGCCATTTGAAGTGCAGATGCAACATCAGCAGAACAGATGATTATATTACCTTTTCCTCTACGAGTTTGTTGTCCGATTGCGTTAGCATCTCTTTCCAGAGCGAACATTAAACCTTTAAATTTCTCAACAGACCAACGACCGTTTGAATCAGTATCTAAATCAAAGATTCCAGCAGTAGTTGTGTTTACTTGAGCACCTTTAACAGCAGAAACGTATATACTACGTACTACTTCTCGGTTTATTTCAGCAAGAATTTCACCAGACAAGATATTTGCCAGTTCTGTTTCTGCATCTAAACCATGAATTGCTTTAAGGTCTTGAGCAAGTTCCATTGTGTACTCAGCTTTTAAGGCACGAGTCACAGCGGTAACTGTTGTTTTTTCTATACTAAACGCCATTTCAGCAAATGCGTTAGCACCAGCATCTCCTAAAGCCTCACCTTGTGCAGTAGTCATACCTGTTGGGGATGTATACTGACCAGCGGATGGACTGTCGTTTAATGCAGATGGGTTTGAACCTGTCATTGCAGATGATGTTAAATCACCAGCAGCGTCATCATTTGCGAAACCAGAATCAGCTTCATCACCAAGTGCCTCAGCACCATCTTGTGAAGCAAATCTTGCCCTCATTGCAAAGATAAGTCCTGTAGGACCTGTCATTGGTTGAACACCACATACATCATATGCGATTAAGTTAGGCATTGAACGTCTAACTAATGATATTAGAATCGGGTCCCAGTTTTCAACGTCTGCGCCTGTGGCGTTAGTTGGTGCTGCTTCCTGTAAGAAACTTCTATCTTCTCTTATTGCTTTTTCTTGATTCTCAAGAATAACAGTAGTTACTGCCCTTTTGTACGAATCCTCGATTTTTGGCAAATCAGGATGTGCAAGGACTGGCGACCACTTTTCTTGTAGATTTTCTGTTTGAAACATTTTAGTTTTCTCCTTTAATTTCTACTATTTATATATTTATTAATTTGCACCCTTGACAGCAGTTCCAATCGCTTTACTGTATGCAGCCATTGAACCTGTAACGTCAATGTCCTGTGCAGGGCCAGTTTCTACATTATCTATATTAGAGGTTGTTTCCTTAATAGTTCTAGGGAAATAACTCTCTTTTAAAGTATCAAGTTTACTTCTAAAATCTTCTTCGTTACCAAAGTCAACATCTTCTGTAAGTCCTTTAAACTTCTCAATTTCGGTATCAGCCAAATCAGAAGAAACTTCTGAGATAACTTTATCACGAGTCAAAGTGTCATTAGATTTTTTATACTCTATTGATTCCCCAATAGACTTATTAACCTTCTCCTCTAACTCTGCAATTTTGTCAGACTGTGCTTGTAGCACATCATACTTTTCATCAGGGATGTCAACATAATGGTCTTCAAACAATTGTTTTAATCCAGCAATGAAGTCTTCAGCGATTTCACCTTTAAGACCTCTTTCTACTGACAGTTCGTTTTCTTTCATCCACTCTTCAACAACATAGTTCATGTATGTATCTACTTTCTCTGTTAATTCAGATTTGTTAGATTTCACACCTTCTTCTATTTCGTTTTCATAGTTTTCCTGAAGTCTTGAAACTTCATCACGAACTTTAGATTTAACTGCTGATTCAAATACTGTAGCAGCTTTCTTTTTAAACTCGTCTGTTAAGTCACCTTCTCCACTCATAAGAGCTTCAACATGTTCTGTAACGTCTATAGTTTTAATTCTTTGTTCCACAGCTTCTTTCTTTAATTCTGATTTTTCTTTTTCTTCAGGGGTCATTTCAGCATTCATGTCTTCCATTTTTTTCATCATGTCTTCCATTTTACTGTACTGAGCTTTAAGGTCTTTCATGTCCATGTCTTCCATGTTCTTAGACATATCTTCCATTTTCTTAGCCATGTCTACTGTTGCCTGAATCATGTCCTTCTTACCCATGTCATCTGATTCCATTTCTGAAATAGTTTCTTGGTCATCTGACATTTCTACTTGGTCACCAGCAGCTAAAGGTTTAGCAACTTTCTTTTTTCCATCATTAGGTGACATATCACCTTTCATTGATTTTAGTCCAGATTTCTGAGCAGCATCGTCCTTTTTCTCATTTGCTTTTTTACCAGCTTGAGTTCCAGGCCCTGATTTGTCAGATGGATGTGTTACGGCAGGTCCCATATCTTGTACTTCACCGCCAGGTGTTACACTTGAAGCGTCAGAAGCTTTTAAAGCAGGTTCTGTCGGAGCAGCACCTTTCTTAGGAGCATCAGCACCATTGGCTTCTTCTAACTCACTAAGGACTTGTGCCTCTAATTCTTCAATAGTCTTTTCTATTTCATTTGCCATTCGGATATCTCCTAATTGAATCTATTGTAGTTTTAATATTTTATTCTATATTAACATTTATTTATACATTATAACAATTTAAGGAACTTTGCAAATTCCAAATTTTGTTCTAATGACTGTTTCTTCCGAACTCTAGTATTGATTCTATCCTTCATCTCTACCATTTCGGCTTCCATTAATGCCCCATGATTCCATACCCACTCTTTTCCTTCCATAATACCTTCTACGAAAGCACTAGGAGCAGATGGGTCTGAAACAATATCAGCGGCAGTTGCGAGATAAAAATCGTCTCTTACATAACTTGCACCATTTTTTTTAGTTTCTAAACTACCCATTCCTCTTGAAGAAACACCGAGTTTAGCACCCTCTTCCATAAGGGTCTTAACGATTTCACCCATAGGTGTTGCAAGTATTTTAGCTTCCCCTATAAAGTTTTGTCCGTCTTGGTATAGTGCAGTAATCATGTGAGAAGCTCTTTCTAGGTTTATTGTAGGACCTTCTGGGTGTCCTAACTCACCGTATGCTCTGTTCTCTTTAATGAATTCTTTGTTGTATCTTGCAACTTCTTTTTGAAGTATTTCCATTGGATATACACGACCATTCTTATTCTTAATTTCGGCCTGCATAAAGACACCTTTAATCTTATAATCTTTTTTACCGTTTGCTTTTTCTTCTGTAATGTATTCTACATTTTGTGCGATTGATTCAGATATTAGTTTTACTTTATTCATAATACTCTCTATGTTGTATAACCTTTGTCTTTTTTAAATTCAATTATAACAAATCCAGATGTACCGAAAGTAGTTATTTCATGGTCACCAGAAGTTGCTGTTGTGTTAGCGGCAGTTCCCTTAATCAATCCAGCAGAACCATCATAGTGTCCAGTTCCAGCAAGTCTAATCTGAACAATATCAGTACTGGCAGCGACTTCTTGAATTTCAATATGTCCAGTATCGTCATCAGCAGTTCCTTGAGTCAATGCCCACCAAAGTCTACTGATGTCTAGTTTTGCACCGTTTGCATGACCATCTAAACCACTTGCATCTAAGATAGCA